AAGTGGTGATTAATTCTAATAAATAAAGGTAATATGTCTATAGAAACGAGAACTTATAAAGATCTGGCGTTCAGTATGTTCGCCAACCCCATGAGCGGAGACATGGGAAAGAAATCTGGCGGCGATGCTGTCAAGGGAGCTATTGTTTCAATTTTGAAAACAAACTTCAATGAGAGATTATTTCAACCAGAATTCGGATCAAACATCACGGCACTATTGTTTGAACAGATGAATCCGATTACAGTCGAAAGAATTAAATCTGAAGTGTTAGAAGCTGTAGCAAGACACGAACCAAGAGCTCAAGTAATCGGTGTTGAAGTAGAAGCACAAGAAGAACAGAATCGTTATGTAGTGAGCGTGGTGTTTAATGTGTCATCAGAATCACAACCACAAAAATTAGAAACCGTCTTTACTAGACCATAAGAGAAACACATGGCAGAAATACAAAAACTTAATATTGCAGAACTTGATTTTGATTCAATTAAGAACAATCTAAAGGATTATTTTGGTTCTCAGTCAGAATTTTCAGATCATGATTTTGGGGGTTCAGCAATCTCTGTCATGTTAGACATATTAGCATACAACACTTATTATAACGCATACTATGTCAATATGCTTGCGAGTGAATCATTTTTAGATTCTGCTCAATTGAGGGATTCGGTAGTATCTAAAGCATCTATGTTAGGATATACACCACAATCTTCAACTGGTGCGAAAGCAAACGTTCAGATTTCGGTCACACCAACTGATTCACCAGCAACTATTACAATTGACAAGTTTACACAATTTACCTCAACTGTAAATGGAACCTCTTATGTCTTTTGCACTTCTGGTTCTTCAACGGTTGTTGCTAATGATGGTGCATATGTTGCATCTGGTGTTGAATTGACACAAGGTATTCCATTGACGTTCAGATATACTGCTAATACAGCAAATACTGACCAGAAATTTCTATTACCAAATGCTAATACTGATACAGACACTCTAACAGTTACGATACAAGAATCTGCGAGTGACACTAATACATCAGCTTATTCACAAGCAACCGATATAACAACAATAAATTCTACATCTAATATTTACTTTATCAGTGAAAGTACCGATGGTCAATTTAGAGTTGAATTTGGTGATGGTGTGCTGGGAAGAAAACCTGTTACTGGAAATATAGTTCTTCTTGAAGCATTGATTACAGAAGGAGATGAGGTAAATGGAGCGAATACTTTCTCTGCATCTGGAACTGTCGGAGGATATTCAACTGTCTCAGTAATAACATCAAATGTATCTTCTGGTGGATCAGACAAAGAAACAATTGAAAGTATCAAATTCAATGCACCGAAAACATACGAAACACAGAATCGTGCTGTAACAACAGATGATTACAAGAAAATTGTAGAAGGAAATGTATCTGGTTTGGATAGTGTTTCTGTTTGGGGTGGTCAAGATAATGCTACTCCAGCATACGGAAAGGTTTTCATTTCAGCAAAACCAACTGGTGCAACATCTCTTTCCACATCACAGATTGGATCGATTAAAGCAGCAGTATCAAGTTATAATATGGTTTCGGTAACACCAGAAGTTGTTGATCCTGACATCATCGATTTGATTTTCACTACAACAGTGAAATACGATTCGCGATTGACATCTCTTTCTTCTGGTGCTGTAGCGGAATTGGTTATTGACACTATTCAAGATTATAAAACAAATAATCTACTCAAGTTTGGAGCATCTTTTCGTTATTCAACTCTTTCGACTTTGATAGACGATTCGGAAACATCAGTCATTAGTAACTTGACTACTCTTACCGCTAAAAAGGGATTGGAACCATCTATAACAGCAAATAATGCTTATACTATAAGTTTTAATAATGCAATATTTAATCCGTCTGCAACTTACGAGGGTGCCGTTTCTTCTTCTGAATTTGCATTTACCGATGCAGCAGGAACATCCTATACATCTTGTTTCATGGATGATCTAAACGGAACGTTGAGAATATTTTATCTCTCTGGTGCGGATAAAATTCTTCTTTCTAATACCGCAGGAACAGTATCATATGCAAATGGAAATATTTCAATTAGTTCCTTTAAACCAGATTCTTTTGTGGGTTCCACTTTGGATTTTACTATTACTCCGTCACAGAACGATTTGACTCCAATTAGAGAACAAATTTTTGAAATTGCGAATACGAACATAACGATTACTATGCAAGACGATCAGAGTACTGGAACATCATCGTCTACTGATACAACAGCGTCTACCACTACTGGAACAACAACTGGATCATCAACAACGTATTAACTTATGTCAGCAAAAGTAACAGCAAAAGCAGTATCTCAGGTACAGAATCAACTGCCGGCCTTTATAGGTGAAGATTTTCCACTATATCAAAAGTTCATGGAATATTACTATGAATTTATGGAAACTCTTTGTGTGTATTATAGTGGATATACTGTAGACCAATTGGCAGCGATAAAGTTAGAAGAATCTATAGATGGATTTTTGTTGCTTGATAGTACAGATGGAACGGCAAATGCTGATGAGAATGTACTAACTGAAGAAATTGCTCGTACTTCTGCGAATGCATTTACGGTAGGAGAAACAGTTACAGGACAAACATCTGGTGCTACTGCAACGGCTAAAGCGAAAGGTGCATTTACTGGTATTAATAAGGTATTTTTAGAACCCACCAATGATTTGAATTTTGTAGTAGATGAAGTAATTCTTGGAAGTACTTCCACTGCACGTGGAACAATCACAAGTATTAGTAGAAAACCACTCAATGCTACAAAGACATTCAAAGACCTAATCAACTCCGATGAAACTTCAGCTGGTTTGTTGAAATCTTTCAAAAAAGAACTATATCCAAACGTTAGAGATGATGCTAGTGTAGATTTAAAATATTTCATAAAACATCTAAAAGAATTTTATAGGTCAAAGGGAAGTGAAAAATCCTTTCAGACACTTTTCCGTGCACTGTATGCTCAAGAAAGTCTTGATTTTTATTATCCTAAAACAGATTTACTTAAAGTTTCTAATGGTATTTGGGCTCAAGATACTGTATTACAATTAGACTATGATGCAGATTATTTGAACTTTAACGGTCTTACGATTACAGGATTGACTTCCGGTGCTACAGCTTTTGTTTCAAATGTTACCACAAGAAAACTTGGAACTATTACTCTCATAGAATTAGTGCTGACAAATGAATCGGGTGTTTTTACTGTCGGAGAAACTTTTACAGCAACATTAGTTTCTGGAAGTACTCTATCAGCAACCATTTTAGGTATGCTAACGGATATTGAAATTACCGATGGTGGAACTGGTTATGATATAGATGATTCGATAACTATAGTTTCTGATACTACTCATTTGGAATTGGAAGATTTGACGGGAGGCGCTGGATTTCAGGGGTTTCTATTACAAGAAGATGGATTACCAGAAACAAGAAGTGCTTATACTACAGATTCTTCAGCTGAAGGAATCATGAATAATGAGGATGGTGCTGATCTTGTTGGTTTCGGCGCAGTCGCGACAGTTACAGCTACTACTGGTGACCAAGTAACATTGATGCCCATAACTTCTGGTGGTAATGGTTTTCAGTTAGACGATGCATTTACATTCGATAATACTGACACTAACGTTGAGGTTACAGCAGAAGCAGTAGTTGCAACAGTCAAAGATACATATCAAGTTGAACTCCTTACTACAAAATTGTATGAGGCGGTCGAGACAGTAACATTTAATATAACAGGAGTAACAGAAGTAGCACCTTTTGGAGTCACAGTTGTTGTAGGTTATCTCGTATCAAATGCCGCGGTTTTTGGTGACGCAACAAAAGTTGCTGAAATTATTTCTATTGATGATTCGGAAATGAGAGTGTATGATAGGTCAAATGAAAATAGTGCGCTCGGAGCAATAGTAAACGGAGATTTTCTTTATTTGTTTGATTCAAATAGGGAAGCAATTACTGGTGCTACAAGTGTAGTAGTTTTTGATTCTACACTCACGAATCCTTCGGAGGATGTCGATTTCGATGCTGCTAATTATACTACTGAATCTGCTGGATTGATTTCTTTGAGCGGAACGTATTCTAGAACTGGCACAACTGTAACAAACACGGTTGCTGCTGGTCATAATGCTTATCAATTTTTTACTATCAATAATGCATTTAGTTCTGACCCTGTAGCAGATGATATGCTTACAGACAACTCAACTTTTGGTTCTGCAACAAAAAAATTCACGGTCATTCGATATGCCAGCGAAACTAAAACAGTTTTCGGTCATTCTACTCTTGGAACATTTTCAAGTGGAAATACGGTAAATCTCGTCAATCCAAATGGAATAGGTCAAATATTGATTGAAGATCAGATTCCTACTACTTCTGGAACTTATAGTGGAACTGTCTCAACTGAGGGGGAACTCTTACAAGACGATGGTGTTCCTACAATCTCTCCCCTATACAGTGAATCTGTTTCGGGTGAAGGTAGAATAAACAGCGAAGATATCAATATTGATGTAGATGGTGGAACCGCTTTAAATTCTACTATATCTGGTTTGTCTATTACTCTTGATTTTACTTCTGGTGATGCCAATACTGCAGATGGTACTGAGGGTGTTTTCACTCCTACAACAGTAGCTAACTCATCTGTTTTTACCATCACTACTTCTGGAACAGGTACAACATCTGGAGCAGTAACTCTTATTTCAAATGCTAACACTCCTATGAAGAGTGCGATGACAATCGAATCGCAAACATTTGGAACAGTTAATACTATTGCCATCACTTCACATGGTAGTGGTTATGAATCAATACCAACTGTGAGTTTACAAAATTCTTATTACGAAGGTAGAGGTGAAGTAGACTCCGTAAATGGTGGTTTTCTCGGAAACAATGCTTCGGTTACTATTGGAACATTGGGCGGAACTGTAACTGGTGTTACTATTAGTGAATATGGTCATGGATATCTTACTAATCCTTCTGTGACAGCACCAGTTCAATCTACTGCAGCAACATTGACTCCTGTAATTACACCAACAAAGACTAAAGTAGGTGTATTTACTGATGAATCGGGTCAACCAAGTTCTAGAAAGAAAATTCAAGACAATGATTACTATCAAGATTATTCTTACGTTTTACAAACAACAGATTCGATAAACGTATGGCAAGAAGATGTACTGAAACTCCTTCACCCAGCTGGATTTAAATTATTCGGTGAGGTTGCAATTGTAACTCTATTAAACTCACAAATGTTTGATAGAGGAAGTAATGATATCAATTCAGTTGATGACGATGGTAAAGCAATATATCGAGATATGGAACAGCAGTTTCTTACTCTTATGCTTGATAATGCTAAGATTCAAGTGGAAACAGTATTGAACCAAGAAGTAGAATTCAAAGTAACACCTACTGAAATACAAATGACATTGGGTGTTCCTGCTATGAAATTGGAAGATTCACTAGAAGGAACAATATTACTAGAAGATGATATTCCTGTTTCTTCTGTTGATTACGGTGTAGGAGAACATTCAAACTTTGGCAGACTCAGAATAGAAACAGAATCTATTGAGAGTGTGGTCGAACTTCTAAATCTACTTTTACAAACTTCTGGAAATCCTGCTGAATTTTTCTCTCTTATGTCTGTCAAAGATGTAGACCTTATTACCACAGAAAAATATCTTTATCTAGAGAGTTATTATGATGATGGTGCATTGCTGCAAGAAAACGGTGTTCCTACAACATCTGCTGCATATAGTGGAACCGATGGCGATTATACTCTTGTGGAAGAGGCTAGAACCAAAGTAACAACAACCGAACCACATTTTTTCCACGAAAACGATGAAATTTATTTGGATGAATTTATTGGTAATAATCTCGAAGATATAAATGGCACACGTTTCAGAGTTACGGATATCGAACACGAATCAAATTTCATACTAGAAGATGGTGAATTTTTGTTACAGGAAGATGGGATATCGGAGAGTTCGTGGTTATATGTTGGTATTCGGTCTAATTTTGGATTGTTTACAACTGAAAATGGATTGGAATTTACTTTAAGTGAATCGGGATTACCAGATGATAGAGTCAATATAGATTTTGATATGTCAAACGAAACAATTACAACTAATGGAAAAATATTTCGATCCAATAAAGAAATATCAAGTGGAATTGATCCATTTAGTGGTTTGATGAGAAATGAATATATTGGAGAATTCGGGGGTTATCAAATACACGAATATGAGTTTACTGCTCCTGCTGATTTTACTGATAGCACATTTGCCGTTGGAGATACTTTGGTGACAAGACCTAGATTCTTGGAGGTTGAAAGTCAGATTATTTTAGACAGCACAGATGGAACAGCAAATGCTGGAGAAGCGATATTACTTGAAGATAGTTTACCTACAACCGATGCATCTTATAGTGGAACTGTATCAAATATGGGGAAACTTCTTGCTAATATAGGGAAAATCGATATTAATACAACTGCTAATGACGATGAGATTATTATTACCGATTCGGAGTTTGGAAAAATTGGAGCTAACTATATAGCAGATGAAGATGATGTTACTGATAATATTGTTCTAGACAGTACAGATGGAACATCGAATGATGGTGGAAGAATAATGACAGAAGATTCGATCATTCAAGTCAACAATTCAGACAGTACAAAACAAATAATACATTTAGAAAAACCATTTACTTATAAAGGTGTTCCATACGAAAATAACAATGGATTCCTTTTTCATAGACATCGAATAGACCAGAGAGTTTCGGTATAAATATATCAGAACATAGAATTATCAAGGAGAACAAGCCGTGCCTGCACTAGTAACACAGAATTTTAGAATTCATAACTCACGACAATTTTTTGAAATGTTTGATGAGGGAGCCTTAGTTGGAGGGACAGCAACTTCCAATACTGCTGTTTCTACGGCTTTGTCAACAAACGCATATCTTTTCATAGGAAAATCTGATTCGTGGTCGGGGTCTTTTGACGATACAACAATTCCAGACCCAAGTACAAATACAAGTCCATCTTCTGACTCAACATCAAATACAGCATATTCTCATTGGCAGGATATGATTGCTGCTAAAAAAGTTGGTTCTGCAGATGTAAGTCATGTTATCACTAGACACAACTGGACTTCTGGTAGACATTATTCGATGTTTAAAGATACAGAAGTTTTGAGTGAACTTTTATCCACACGAACTTCGCAGACATTAGCAAATACATCGGGAACTGGAACAACCTCCGCAAGTTTGTATCCGATGTATGTAATGAATACCAGCTTTAATGTTTACAAGTGTCTTTACAACGCAGAAATAGAAATAAGTGGTACAAATTATCCACAAGTATCAACAGTCGAACCAACTGCAGTAGCTACTGATGCTGGAGCACCTGCTGCTCTTTCTGATGGTTATATTTGGAAGTATATGTATTCCATTTCCGCTTCTGATGCTTTGAAGTTTGTAACATCAAGTTATATTCCTGTAAAACAACTCCGAGATGCTAACGCATATGGAAATACAGGAAGTGCTGGAGGATTGGGTACTAGTGGAGCAAAAAATGATGGTTCAGACCAAGCTACAATCGAATTCAATACAGTCAATGGTGCTTTGGATGTTTTTGTTGTCGATACTGATGGTGGTAGTTATCACTTTGAAAATAATAGAGTGATAACAAACTCCAGCGAAAGTGTTACACTTACACTTGCTAGTTCAACCCTACAAACAGCAGACCTTTATAATAACTCTTCAATTTATTTTACTTTTAGTGGTTCTTCTTATGTGAGAAAAATTACGGATATGAGTTTTTCATCTCCTAATGCTACACTTACTTTGGATGCAACTGTTCCCGCGTTATCTGGAACAGTAACCGCTAATGTCGCTCCATTTGCAAAAATAAATGGTGATGGTCATGGCGCTGAAGTTATACTAACTGCTAATGCTTCTGCTGCTAACTCAGTAGGTGGTGTAACAGTAGTAAGTAGTGGTAACAGTTATACGACAGCAACCTTGACAGTAGAACAACAAGGAACTGGTGCAGGAACTGGTGCAGCTGTTACAACGGTTCTTCCGCCAAAAGGTGGACATGGATATGATCCAGTAGCAGAATTGGGTGGATATTTCATAATGATAAACACAAAACTCACACAGGATGAGTCGGGAAAATTTACAACATCAAACGATTTCCGTAAAATTGGTTTGTTGACTGACCCCAATGCAGACGCGGGTTACACAAGAATTACGGATGCTGCTGTTACTCAAGCGAAGACATTTACATTTACTGCTAATACAGCTGCAATTGCTGGTGATATTACAGTAAGTCAATCAACCGTTGGTGCAAATGGTGCAACAGGATACATTATTGATGTAAATGCTTCAGCAAGTACAATGACAGTTGTGAATATTACTAATGGTGCTAATACAAGTGCGGGGTATGACGGAAAGCCAGGTTCTTTTCAGTGTACAACTTCAAACGTTGCAAGTAGTTTTACAGGAGTGTCTACCGCAAAAGCTAATATTACTTATACTGGCGGTAATGCTGTATTAACAAATGTAGCAAACGGTGCGATGCAAATCGGTTCTGGTAAAATAATCTATATTGAAAATCGTGCTCCTGTTGCTCGTGCAGCTGATCAGACGGAAGATATAAAAT